GATTATGAAAATGCTATAGTAGCATTAAGTATAATGGAAGCAAAAATATCAACTCAAAATACAATTCAAGATGGCAGTAACATTCACAGCACAGAACCACAAGTACCAGAGCTTAGACCCTAATGAAAGAATAGACTGGGTCAGTGTAACTAGTTTTGTAGGGCAGTTTAAACAAAAGTTTGATCCTGTTGCTCAATCTATCAAATCATCTAAGAATAAAAACTCTAAATGGTTTGGTATAGATCCTGTAAAAATTCAAGAAATATGGGCTGGTGAAGGAGACCGTGCAGTGACTGCAGGTTCTTGGTACCATGATGAGCGCGAAGCTGATGTTACTAGTATTGATACTATACAAAGATCCGGAGTAGCTATTCCTATTATCAAACCTATTTGGGAAGGAGGAGTAAAACATGCTCCTATACAAAGACTTTCTGAAGGAATTTATCCTGAACATTTTGTATATTTGAAATCAGCAGGTGTGTGTGGACAATCAGATAGAGTTGAAGTAGTTAAGGATATAGTAGACATTATTGATTATAAAACCAACAAAGAGATTAAGAAGAACAGTTTTGTAAACTGGGAAGGTAAATCTCAAAAGATGATAGGCCCTCTAGCTCACCTAGATGATTGTAATTTTAACCACTATGCTTTACAATTAAGTACTTATATGTATATAATTCTAAAACATAATCCAAGATATAAACCAGGTAAACAAATGTTACATCATATAATCTTTGAGAAAGAAGGAGATGATAAGTTTGGATATCCTATCCTTAAGAAAGATGCTCAAAATAATCCTATAGTAAAAACTGTAGTTCCTTATGAAGTACCTTATCTTAAGGCAGAAGTAATAGCTATGATTGACTATATTAAAAATAACCCAAAATGAGACTACCTAAAATAAGTTTTACAACCTTTCCTGGCCTATGTGTGGGAGTAGGTTTCCCATGGACAGATTATAGTGATATGTATATTACTATACTGTTCTTTGGTATACACATTAAATGGAGAAAAAGATGAGTGAAGATGAATATCAAACAAAACAGTTCTTTGAGAACCAGAAACCTGTTTGTCTAGAGACAGATGATAAAGGCAATTGCCTTATGAGTGCAAAGTGGGTACTATTAGATTTCAGTGAACCAAAGAAACTCTTCTGTGAAGAAGTTAAAACCAATAAAGATGATAAGACTATTTGATTTACAAAATGACAAGATTATCCCTACAGAACATTGCTATACTCTGGGATTTCTTAAAGATATTATAGATGGCTACCCCAAAGAACATATAAGTATATTTGCTTATCTATTTTATATGACCTGCCCTAGCGAAGAACTTAATCCATATTTTAATATTAAAGAAGAGGATAAGCAAGAATTAATCCTTAGAGATATTAAAGCAGAATTCTTTTGTGAAGATGAACTAATCATGGCCGCTCTTGAAAGATGTAAAGAAATGCATGAAACTCCAACAAGCAGGGCGTATAATGGAATAAAGATTGCTCTTGATAATATGGCAGAGGTTATGTCAAATACAAAACCTACCTTTGGTAGAGATGGTAGTGCTACGGCCTTGCTTAGAATTGCTAAAGATTTTGATTCTGTAAGGCAGTCTTATAAAGGAGTATATAAAGATTTACAATCTGAACAACAAACAAGAACTCGCGGAGGAGGCGAATTAGCTTATGACCAAAAATAACATGGAAGAATTACATAATTGGTTATTTCACTATAACCCTTATACAAATTTGTGGTCTGCTTTTAAGAGAGAGCAAATGAATGATTACTTTAATGGTAAACTCATTCCTACAGATCTTTTAAGAAGCAAGTCTCAAAAAACTTTAGAAGAACTCATCTGCATGCATGATGGAGATATTAAAAAGATAAATGAAATTGTAGCTTTTGGTATATGAATTCCTACTTCTATACTGATATACCTACCTGGGATAATGGTACTTGGACTACTACTAGTTTTGAAACTAGAAAAGAGTTTAGGGACTATATACTTACCTTATTTAAAGAACCCGGTACATATGAGTTTGATGAAACATCTTTTATATTTAATGAAGAAGCCACTAAGTGGAATGATTTAGGTTATTATATAGCAGCTCCTACAAGAAGTAAAGATTATACTGATTATTGGGATGAGATGAAATCCAGATGTAGAAAAGGAGTTATCTTCAAGAATAAAGATAAGGTCTGGTATCTTACCCGAGAATACTATATGTGGTTAAACTTCCTACCTATCAATAATAAAGAAACAAGAAAGTTTGCCTTTCCTGATATAAGAGATGCTCAATATCATTTAGCTCTTTATGAGATCTTAGCAGAGCTTTTTTACAAGCATGCTGCTATTCTTAAGAAACGTCAGATAGCTTCCTCATATTTTCATGCAGCTAAACTGATTAATCAAATCTGGTTTGAAGAAACACCTATTCTAAAAATGGGAGCTTCCTTAGCCACATATGTGAAAGATACTTGGAAGTTCTTAGGTGAGTACCGTAACTTCCTAGATGCTAATACAGCATGGTACCGTCCTATGAATCCGGGTAAAGTTCTTGACTGGCAACAACAAGTTGAGACAACAATTCAAGGAACTACTAGAAAGACCCTTGTAGGTTTAAAAGGAATACTCAAAGGAACATCTTTTGAACAAGATGCTACAGCAGGTGTTGGTGGACCTTGTACTTACTTCTTTCATGAAGAAGCCGGGATTGCTCCAAAGATGATGCAAACTTTTGGTTATATGAAGCCTGCCTTAAAATCAGGTTTAATAACAACAGGTACTTTTATTGCTGCAGGATCTGTAGGTGACTTGGATCAATGTGAACCTTTAAGGAAGATGATTCAAACTCCTGAGGCTAATGAGATATTTTATGTGCAGTCTAATCTTCTAGATGATAGAGGTACTATAGGAAATACTGGTTTGTTTATTCCTGAACAATGGTCAATGCCTCCTTGTGTAGATAAGTTTGGAAATTCTGAAGTAGAGAAGGCTCTTAAGATGCTTGATGAGTATTTTGCTAAAGTAAAAAAAGATCTTAGTCCTGAAGATTATCAGCTAGAAGTATCCCAGCATCCACGTAATATTGAAGAAGCCTTTGCAACAAGAACTGTATCTGTATTCCCTAGTCATCTTGTTTTAGCTCAGAAGAGAAGAATTGAGGAGAAAGAATATGTAACTGAATATGTAGATCTGGCTAGAAATGCCGATGGATCTTGGCTAGTTGAGAAAAGCAAGAAGATTCCAATCTCTACCTTTCCTATAAATAAGAATTCTGAAGATAAAACAAGTGTTATTGTAGTTCATGAAAGACCTGATGCAAATGCTCAGTGGGGAACTTACTATGCTGCCATTGACCCGGTAGCTCAAGGAAAGAGTACTTTCTCTGATTCCCTATGCGCTATCTATATTTATAAGATTCCTATTGAAGTAACCAGAGTAGATGGAGATGATGTAAAAACTTACATTGAGCAAGATAAGATAGTAGCTCATTGGTGTGGTAGATTCGATGATATCAACAAGACCAATGAAAGATTAGAGCTCATGATTGAGTGGTACAATGCATGGACCATTGTTGAGAGTAACGTCCCAGGCTTCTTAACTCATATGATCAAGAAGAGAAAGCAGAAGTATTTAGTTCCTAAAAGCCAGATTACCTTCAGGAAAGATATTATCAATGTATCTACAGGTCATGAAGAATATGGTTGGAGAAATACTGGAACCATATTTACCGCGCACATTCTACCTTATCTTATAGATTTCTGTAAGGAGGAGTTAGATGTAAAAACCAAAGAAGATGGTACTGTTGTTAAAATCACATACGGCATAGAGAGAATTCCTGATAGAATGGCTATGATAGAGATGCAACAATATAGAGAAGGGCTGAATGTGGATAGGTTAATAGCTTTAGGATCTCTTATAGCTTTTGCTAAAGTTCAAGAAGCAAACAGAGGTATCAGAAAGAGATTAGACACAACAGACAAAAAACAGTTGCAAAAGTCAGAAAATT